CGGAAACGCCGGCCCGCCTGTGTTGATTGGTGCGCTCATGCCTGCACCCCCTCCCACTCCAGTGCCTGGAGCTTGCTGATCTGGTCGAGGATGGCGTTTTGGCGCACCTGGCTGTCGGCCCGTTCTTTCTGAAGCTGCGCTTGCAAAACCGCGAGTTGCTTGTTCTGGATTTCTTTCGGGTCCAGCAGTTCGATGGTGATTTCAGCGGTGCCGACCTTCGTCCAGCCGCTGTCGGTCATGTCGCACTCAGCAAAGACCAGACGGGTTGCAATGCCTTTGTGGTCGCCTTTGGTGACTGCATCGACAAAGCGCCCCATGTCGTAAGCGCCGCTGACGTATGCCGTTTGGGTGGTGGTGATATTCATGATTCGTGCCTTTCCAGTGCCTGTTCTTCCAGCCGTTCAATAACGTGATCTGCCAACAGATCGCGCACGTCCTCGCCCATCAACATCACCTCGCAAATGTCAACTTCTGCGGGGCAACCTGGGCCGCACAAAGGACGGTTGAGGTCGTACACAGCCGACTCAGCGGGCGTGTAGTCGTAGAACACCTCGACAGTGAGGTTTTCTCCCAGCACCGTGGTGAAGCTGGGGCCGCGCTTGTGGACGCTGCTCTGAGGCGGCGCAAAGGGCCGAAGCGCAGCGGCCATGGTCGGATGAAGGCTCATGTCATCTCCTTTGGGGAATAAAAAACCCGCTCACTTCTGCAAGTGGCGGTCTGAAAGTTGCGCGGGGCAACTGGAGTTAAGCGCTTACGACTGAGGGCGGGTGTCTCGGCAGCCAGCCAGGACGTTGCGACCGCATCCTTTCTTGTGTTGAGGTTGATGAATGGCCCTCATGCGTAAGCGCTGTACACCGATGCGCACGATCTATGCGCATTGGTCTACACAACCGCCAGGCCACCCGACCCGACTACCTGCTTTCTGTTCTTGGTGCATGGCGACCTCATCCGGCTTCAGGTGGCGGCTACCTCACGGCCTGCTTTCGCTGCCTGCTCCGCTTTGTTTCGCGGCATGGGTGTTATTGAACCATAGTTAAAAGCAAAGTTCAACAAAATATTTAACCGAGGTTGTTTTTTGACCCGAACGCTCCGCCGTTCTTCACTTTATTCACAGCTTGGTATGTGACGCCAAGCAAATCGGCCAACTTGGTTATATCAAGCCCAGCCTTGTCCATCTCAGCTTTTAGCCGCGTCCAGTAGTCATCAACCATGGTTGGTGATTGTGGTGAAAAATTCAAGAACCGAGGTTGCATAAAGTGTTGAACCGTGGTTAAACTACGGCATGCTTAAGACCAAAGCCATTGAACTTCTTGGTGGAACCATCTCCACAGCCGCCAAGGAAATCGGCATCTCCTACCAGGCCGTGGAGAAGTGGCCGGACGTTCTTCCAGACCGAATCGTTGATCGCGTCATTGCTGCGATTGCTCGTAAACGCTACGCCAAACAGCTTGGCTTGACCCGCAAAGACGCCCCAGCAGTCAGCAAGGCGGTGGCGTAAATGAGCCTGCCCCTCGTTGACTTTCGCGGCAAGGTCACACCCGAAACCGACGCCGTTCTCGAAGCCATCCAGCGCAGCACAGGCCGCGACAAGTCGGAAATTGCGCGTGAGTGGATGCACCGTATTGCCCTCCGTGAAATCGATGCAGCCATTGAACTGCAAAAGATTCTGAACCGCGAGGGATTGGCCGGGGCAGATGGGGGAGGGGCAGGGAAATGAAGCGGGCACTCCGATTATTTGTGCACCTGATCCAACTTAAGTCAGTCACTCTCGCTTTGTGGGTTGACGCATACGAAAACCACAAAACAACCCACGGCAAATGACCTACGAACTTCACCCGCTTTGCACACTGTTCCCGCGCGTCACCGGCGCTGAGTTTGATGCGCTTGTTCAAGACATTCGCGCCAATGGTCTGCGCCAGCCCATCGTGTTGCACAACGACATGATTTTGGATGGCGGCAACCGCTACCGGGCCTGTCTCCAGGCCGGTGTGCAACCGCACTTTGAACACTATGAGGGCGAATCCATCGTCGCCTTTGTGCTGTCGGCCAACCTGCACCGTCGCCACCTGTCAGCAGGCCAGCAGGCGGCGATTGTGGCGTCTGCCCAGGATTGGGCGACCGCGCAGACGGTTGGTCGCCCTAATAGTGCAACGTTGCACGATTTCAGCACCGCAGAAAAACGCGCGGCTGAATCTGGCGCTTCTGTTCGCACACAGAAGATGGCCGACAAGGTTGCTAAGGCATCGCCCGACCTGGCTAAGAAAGTCGCCCACGGTGAAATCAGTTTGCCCAAGGCTGTTGCTCAGGTTGAGAACAAGCCGGCGAAAGTTGCAGCGCCTGAGCATGTAGACCATGAGCTTGATGAAGCCATGTCAACCATCGTTGAACTGGCCGACGAAAACGAGAAGCTGCGCGACCGCTTGGCCGTCGAAGTCATGGACGCTAGCGAAGAAGAAAAGATCGAGGCGGCACAGACGATTGCCGATCTTCGCGCACAGATCAAAACCCTAGAAGCCGAGCTTGATGCGGTGAAGTCTTCACGCGACGGCTATCAGCGCCAGAACGCCGAACTGCTGAAGCAAGTGCAGATGCAGCAGCGCCAACTGAAGAAGTTAGGAGCCTGACATGTCTCTTGAACTGTTCGATTACCAAGAGTCGATTCTTGACCTGTTGCGGCAAGGTTTCCGCGATGGGCATCGGTCGCAGATGCTGGTTGCCCCTACGGGCGCAGGCAAAACTGAAATGGCAATTGCTTTGCTGGAAGCTGCGGCCAAGATGGGTAATCGGGCGGCGATGTTGCTGGATCGGATCGTGCTGTGTGACCAGACAAGCCAGCGCCTGCAAAAGTACAACATCCCGCATGGCGTGATGCAGTCCGGCCACTGGCGCTATCGGCCTTATGAGCATATCCAAGTGTGCAGCGCACAGACCATCGAAAAGCGCGGCAGCTTTCCCGGCTTGAAGCTGTTGATCGTTGACGAAGCGCACCAGACCCGTAAGCAGACGGTCGAGTTCATCAAAAGCAATCCTCATGTGAAGGTGGTCGGCCTGAGTGCTACGCCTTTTACCAAGGGTTTGGGCGGCATCTACAGCAACGTCATTTCAAGCGTAACGACAAAGGAGCTTGTCGAGCGCAAACGCCTGTGCCCGCTGCGTGTCTATGTCGCCAAAGAAATCGACATGGAAGGCGCTAAGAAAGTGGCGGGCGAGTGGTCGCAAGACGAAGTAACCGAGCGCGGCCTGAAGATCACCGGAGACATTGTTTCTGAGTGGGTGAAGAAGACGCACGAAGTATTTGGCGGGCCGCGCAAGACTGTGGTGTTCTGCGCTGGTGTTGCACATGGCGCTGATCTTGCGCAGAAGTTTGCCGAGGCGGGCTACAACTTTGTGAGCTTGTCTTACCGTGATGATGATGAATACAAGCAACAGGCCATCGCTGAGTTTGCGAAGCCTGAGAGCACGATTCACGGCTTGATAGCGACGGACATTCTGACCAAGGGGTTTGATGTGTCCGACACCATGATTGGTATATCAGCCCGCCCGTTCAGCAAGTCTCTGTCTTCACACATTCAACAGATGGGCCGGGTTATGCGGTCGCATCCTGGCAAAGAGTTTGCGTTGTGGCTTGACCATTCGGGCAACTATCTGCGGTTCCGCGACGATTGGGACGAGGTTTACGAAGCTGGCGTAACCAAGCTGGATGACGGAAAAGAGAAGGTCAAGAAAGAGCCGACTCAAAAAGAAAAAGAGGCGGCGAAGTGCCCGAAGTGTTCGCACCTGTGGCCCAGCGCCTCGGACACTTGCCCCGCCTGTGGGCATGTGCGTATGCGCCGCAACGATGTGGCCGCTGTTCCTGGCGTGATGGAAGAACTGGCCGGGGCTAGCGCAGCGCGTGAATTAAAGCGCAAATGGTTTGCCGAACTCAAGTTCGTCTGTCAGACAGAGAACTACAACCCTGGCTGGGTCGCGCACAAGTTTAAAGAGAAGTTCGGTTCCTGGCCAAACAACATTCATGCGGAACCGGCCCCGCCGTCGCCAGAGGTTCAGCGGTGGCTGAAGTCGCGCCGCATTGCTTGGGCGAAAGCGAGAAAAGCAGCATGACCACGTTCATCGACTTTTGCCGGGTTCATGGTGTGCTGATTGATGGCCTGCCTGCTATCGGCACATGGAAGCGTTACAAGACTGCCGACAAACCTGCCCACCGGAACGGCGCAGTTAAGTTTATGGGCGACCACGGATTTGTGCAGAACCACGCGACCATGAATGAGGTTGCTGTGTGGCGCACAGATCAAGCTGGGTCAATCGCTGTTGAACAAATCCAGCGAATCGCTAACAAGGCTGCAAACGACATTGCGCAACAGCAGCGCAAAGCCGCTGAGAAGACCGCATGGATTTTGGGCCAGTGCTTTATTGGCCGTCATCCATACATGAAAACCAAAGGTTTTCCCGATGAAGCCGTGAATGTCTGGAAGTCAGACCGGGGCCTGCTGATGGTTGTCCCGATGCGTGTTGGTCGTGATCTTGTTGGTTGCCAACTGATTGACGAAGCGGGCGACAAGAAGTTTTTGTATGGGCAGCGGTGCAGCTTGGCGCAATACGTTTTCAGCGCCGCTAACGGGCCGCACATCGTTTGTGAGGGGTACGCCACGGCTTTGTCTGTGCGCCTCGCTATGGCCCGTCTGAAGCGGCCATATGCCATCCATGTGTGTTTCTCAGCAGGCAATTTGAAAAAGGTTGCTAGCGGTTTGCCGAGTGGCTTTGTTGTTGCTGACAACGACGCCAGCGGCACCGGGGAAACCGTCGCCAAGGAAACCGGCTGGCCGTATTGGATCAGCGACCGCGTAGGCGAAGACGCTAACGACTATCACCAGCGTGTGGGGGTTTTTGGTTTGTCGCAAGGGCTGCAACGGATGTTTTTGGAGGCTCGCAAGAAGTAGCGAAGCAAATCAATCCGGGCCTGAAGCCAGAGAGGTTAAAGCGGTTCTCCGAGCACCGCACCCGGATTGAAGTCGAAGCCCTGGCGCTGGTTGGACATTGTTTAACGGCAGCGGCGTCAGGTGAAGTCCCCGACTGTTGGATCAGGTGCTGAAACAGGGGAAAGGGTGGCGAAGTTAGCGCCCTTGCATCGAACGGCTGACGGGTCTACGTGGCTCCGAAGGGCAGTAGTGAAGGACCTCCCAGGATGGGCTAGGTCCGTCCACCAAACGGCAGATGGGAAGA